CCAAACAGCTTCGAGTGCGTCATCATCATCAAGTAAAGGAGTGACTGCAGTGAATTCAGAACTATCATAGTTTCTATATCCTGCTACATTTTTTGCCTTCAACTTGAAGTTAGCACCCTGCCAGAAATCGAATGGATCGATTGCTTCTTCATCTTCAAACTCAGGTTGCATTGCTGCTGTAAGTTTGTCAAAGATTTTCTTCCCATACTTGTATAGAAATACTTTACCTTCGTTCTCAGGATTTGCAGGATCCTTCACAACATAAATGTTACTAATATAAGTAAGTTTACGTTTTTGCTTACGTGCGGTTTCTTTTCCTGCATCAGTTCCATTGTTCCATAGTTGAGTATTGTACTCAGAAACAGGATCTTTCTTTCCAAGAGTTGTAAGAGAATTTTCAATGTACCAACCGCCAGGACCTTGGAAGGCATGACTGTATAGTTTTACAAATGGTAAATCCTCTCCATCTGGAGCAGGAAGAAAACGAATAACAGCATAACCATTGCCTGACTTGTCACACTCTAGTTTCCAGTTGCGGTCATCAGCAGACCCGCCAGTGTTATTCATTTTTTCGACTTCTTTCACAAGTTTTTGTGTAAGAGAGCCTAGTTTTGATTGCTTTTTAAGATTAGCAAAAGACATTTAGATACCTCGGATTAATTTGGATTTTTTGGATTAATTTGATTATAACTGAAAATGTTATCTTAGTCAACATCTGTTGATCTTTTCAACTTTTCAATTGTTTTTTCCATACCATCGAATAACGATGACATTTCAGTTCCTGATGGGAAACCCATCAATTCAACTGATTTTTCAAGATGTTTTTTCATAGTCAATGCTTCTGGATCATCTGATAAAGATAATCGAGCATACATAATTTTTTGTTTTTCTAAAAGAATTGATAACATTTCAACGTGTTCAATTCTATCTTCATGTGACATGGTGCCAAATTCTAGCATTGTCACATAAACACTTTGTTGGATTTTTGTGATTTCTTTTAATTCATTCTGAATTATCTCAGAATCAAAGAAGTCGCTCATTCACCCTCCACAGGAGGTGCTTCCACCTCTCCACCATCTACGACTTCAGTTTCTGGTGTTTCTTCCTTTTTACTTTCTTCAATTTGTTGAAGAACCTCAACAGCACCTTGAAGTCTTAATGCAGTTGCACGACCAGTTTCAAGTTGTTGTTGAACTTGAGTTAACTGTTCTTGTAAATTCTTAAGAACTTCACTATTATCAAGAGCCATTACCAATAACCTCCTTTAAAATTTTTTTGTAATTGAACACATTTATATTTATGAAGGGAATATATTTTTTAATTTTCAAACTTACGGTTTCCCATACAGGATCTTTCAGTTTTTTATCAAAATTTTTTCCAAAAGAAAAGATTTTTTCGAAAATTACTAGAGTTTCTAAACTTAGATCTCCACCCAGATACCTTTTGAGTATTACTGGGTGTCCCTTCGAGCAATTTAATACTTCGTCTAAGTTTTTCTCCAACAGTAATTTGTTGCTTTGTTCTTTGAACAAGTAAGTCAAACTCTGCTGCCTTTTCATCCATTCTGAATAGTTTTTTTCTCCAGAATTGATAATTTCTCCAATCCATAAGTTTTGTGGGTTGTTCGCGTTTGCAAAGTTTGATAAAAGAAAATCTAGTATCTGTTGATCACTATATTTTCTCGAAGTCTTCTCAAACCAATACTTATCTTTTCGCTTATTAAATGATGTCACGGTAGCACGAGACTTACCTGCATATTTAAAGAAGTCGTATTTAGGATTAGTAAAATGACTTTTCATCGAAAGATAGGTTTGGTAAGTTTCAAATGGTGTCACTTTCATTAATTATTCTCTGAATCCATGTGTGGAAACAGTTTTTATCGTATTCGTAAAGAAACTGGTAATAGCATAACGACCCCAACCATCATAATAGGCAGAATCTTCTATCTTCACTTCTTTAACTCCATGTTTTACCCAACCTGGAAATATTATAGTCGAATTATTCTCACAAGTCAACTCATAATTCTGTCTAGGGAAAAACAATTCGCCACCAGTAAATTTTTTCGGTTCTCTATAGAAGTAAGAAAATGCCAAAAACTGAAAAGATTTGTCGGCATGTGCATCATAGGATTCTCCATCATGATAATATCTAACTTTTGTAATATCATGATCGCATAGAGGAGCAATCCAACAAGATTCATGTATCTTAGCGAATTCATCAAGAACTCCAGAATTAAAAACTTTTCGATTAACTGTTAAAATATTTGAAATTGGTCTGTAATTTAATCCATTTTGAATATTAGAGTCATCTCTGTAAACACCATCTAACTGAATAGCACCATGAGTTGTCATATCTGGTACTCCACCAAACTCTCTAGGAGTAAAAAATTTACCTGGTTTTGTGTAGAATTTTAATTCTTCCCATATTAATTCTAATTCTTTATCATTGTAAAAATTATATGCGATTAAATGAGGAAAAGGTTCCTCAAAAACATCACAAAAAAGTTTTTCAGACATTATAAAGGTAATTTTGCTCTTGATGTAGGTTTCATAAAATTAAGACGAGTTGCATCCCACTTCAGTCTTTCTTTTAATGGTTTTGAAATTAATTTTGTAATTGATTCAATCTCTAAACTGTTTACCTCACAATAATGAAGTATCGCATCAATATAATTGAGTTGTTCCTCAATGACGATCTTTTCAATCTCTATCGCAAACTTTTGTGGTGTAAGAAATTTTTTTTCAATTACTTTTTCTAATTCTTTACTGGGTTCCATAGAGCTCCAATTTATCTTTAATAAATTTTCTAATATATTTGCCGAGCAATTTGATGTACTTTGCTTTGTCGTATTCTTCATAAATTACACATTCTCCATTTTCACATGCCATAATAATGACTAATTTTTTGACAGATATTCCTGTCATTTCGTACAACATACAACCATATGCCATACATTGAACAAAATAATGTTCAATCCAATCTCTTGGTTTTGGTTTTTTTGAAGTTTTAAAATCTATTACTGCTAACTCACCATCATACTCTGCAATACAATCGACAGTTCCTGCAATACCTAATTCCTTACTATATAGGGAACCTTCTAGAGTATGAATATTATCTATCTTAGATAACTTACCTTTTGATATCTTAAATAAGAAGTCAGATATGGGAGGAACTTTAGGTAGTTGCTCGTTCTTTAGATGATACTCTGTAAGAGTGTGCATATCAGTTCCACGAGTTGTAGCAGCTTTTGTAATACGGTCTGCCTCCTCATTCCCAACTCTTTTTCTCCAATTAACAAATATTTCTTTGTTAAAATGACTCGTTACAGAAGTGATTGAAACTAATTTAAGTAACTCATCTTCATCTGGAACAGAATAATAGCGAACACCGTCTATCGTCTCTCTAGAGAGTTTAGGGAGTTCTATATCAACATGATTAAACATTACATACCTGATTCAATTTTAGCAATAAGATATTCCTTTACAAGACCAGATCGAACGATGTCACCTATTCCAAATTCAATAATATCAAAAGAAGGCATCGCACGGATAATTTTCATGAAATCCACAATACCATTTCTCTCATTCGTTTTTGTCAAGTCTGTTTGTGAACCGTCACCACAGAACACAATTTTAGTATCTTCACCAACTCTTGTTATTATACTATCTAATTCATGAAAATTCAAGTTTTGAAATTCATCAACGATAACAATTGCATTATCAAGTGTTGTTCCCCTCAAAAATGAGGTACTCCAGAATTTAATTGTTTCCTGCTGGCGAAGATTGCCATAAAGCATTTCAAAATCCGCATCAGATGGCATCTGGAACATATACTTTACCATATGTTTGTATGGTATTTGATAATATGAAGATTTGTCTTCATGATCACCAGGTAAGAATCCAATCTCACGAGTTGCAACTAATGATCTGACAATATAAATTTTTTCGTATGGTGTGGTTTCATCTAATACATCTCTCAAAGCATTGTAGAGTGTAATAAATGTTTTTCCTGTTCCAGCAGCACCATAAGCAACAATATGTTTTCCAGAACTATAAGATTCAAACAATCTTTTCTGATTATCTGTGATGGGTTCAATACCCACCAAATAATCTGAATTTACGGGTTTTTTTCTTTTCATCTGTTTTGCTGTTAATCCAACACCTATGGGTTGATCTACAGAACTTCCTCTTTTTTTCCTTGCCATTTAATCTAAGTTTCTGACGTAATTACCTGCATTATTTCTTTGAGTTTTTTTGAGAACTTCATTCCAACCAGGTGCTTTCTTTCTTAATTTATCTCTCCATTCACCAACATCGCCTGATCCTGGACATGTAGATGGATCAGAGTAATCTCTTGTCCAATCAGGATTGTCTTCTGTCCATTTATCCCAATCATGAACACTCATTGACACTTCTTTTGTCTCGCCAGTAGACATATTAACAACAGGGTATGTAGCCATAATTATAAAGTATTGTAAAGTTATTTAGACCCATTCTAAAGCTTCTGAAACCGAAGGGAATTGTTCGGTAAACACCTTTTGGCATTTTTTCACAATTTCCATATGTTCTTTTTGTGTTCCATGAGCACTTCTTAAATTAATATAATGAACCCAAGAACGACAAGAACCAGTCATGTAAAGTCTGGTTGGAGTAGCAAGTGGTAATACGAATCTAGCACACTCTTTTGCTACACCTGATTCTAGCATTTGATTATATAATGCTAAAGAAGAACTAAACAAGGTATTCATTTGTTTTTCTAATTTTTCGACAACTGCAGGATCGAGGTCATCTATCGAATTTTGACGATTCTTTGTATCTTGTCTTCTTAATTCTGGTAATTCTATTTCACCTAATAAATTACTATCGGCATATCTCTGCGAAAATTCCTGAAATGTAAAACTACGATGTCTTAGTATTTGTGCCGCGAGACCACGGGTAGTTTCAATTTCAAGTGTCATCGAAGACTGCTCAAAAACAGACCAGTGTTGATGTTTGATACAATATCTCAATAATCCTGCAAAATTGTCGTTATCCTGATTCGAAGGGTTAGAAACTCTGGCAATATATGCCATAGTTTTTTCTGCATCTGGTGTGATGCTTACCAATCTTACGTTCATTTACCAAATCCTTTAAAAGTTTTTTTCTCCATTTCGGAAATTTCATGCTCTAATACTTTAATCTGAGATTTTATTTCCTTCAATTTTTCTTCAGTATATAGATAGTCTTGCTTTACTAATCTTTTGAGCAAATTAAGCATTTTTCTTGCTCTACTAGTCTGGGTAGCCATCGTCGTCATCGAAAAGTTCGTCGTAATCGTTTGTTTTTTCAAATGCGTGTGAATTTTTATAAGCATCAGTATCAGAGTAAACTTCTGCTTTTATCACATCAAGTGTAAATTCTAGTTGACGAATTAGTAACTTTAATTTGTCCCTATCCATAACAAACATATTTTGAATATATTATAGCATAAAAAAAGAGAGGTAGCAACCTCTCTTTAAAATTTAGAACTTGTATCCATACAAGAACCTAGCTTCAGCGTAAA